GGGGGGCCGGGCCGTCCCCCGCGGGGCCCGCCGCCGACGCAACCGTCTCGGCCGGCGCCGCGCCAACCAAGGCCGAGTTCGACACCGTGGTGGCCGAACTGAACGAGACGAAACGGCAGCTGAACACGCTCATCGGCTCGCTCAGGACCGCCGGCGTCATCGGCTAAAGGAGCTCCATCATGGCCGACGAACAGCCGAATCCGTTCGCCACGTACGAGGATCTGGAGAAACGCTGGCACACGCTCACCCCCGACGAACAGGCGCAGGCGGACGAGCTGCTGCTCGATGCGAGCGAGAGCATCCGCAACCACGTGTCCGTCTACCCCGAGACCCATGAGGAATCGTGGTGGACGGCGCATCGGCGCGGCCTCGAGATTGTGTGCTGCCAGATGGTGCGCACCGCGATGGAGCAGCAGGTGTCCGGCGTGCCCACGGGCGTCACGCAGAACACCGAGACCACCGGCCCCTTCTCCAACTCCTACTCGTGGGCTTCGCCGGACGGCTACCTGCGATGGAACAACGACTACCTCACCGTGCTCGGCTTGGGTGGCCAGCGCGCCTTCAGCATCGACATGGCATCCGGGGAGGTGGTCTGATGGAACGTGTTGACGTGTATCGTGGCGCGGCCGAAATGGATGCCGACGGGAACCCGGTGCAGGGAGAGATGCGGCATGTGGCCACGCTCATGGGTTTCGTGGAGCCGGTGGAGGCCTCGCAGTCCCCGGGCACGGACTCGCAGGGCGTGGCCCGCCGTTTCACCCTGTATTTCCGCGGGGAGCCCACGGGAATCCTGGACACGGATTGCCTCGTGGTGCGCGGCAAACCGTTGATGGTGGACGGGCCGCCGCTCGAATGGTGGAGGCACGGGCTTCATATCGGCGACGTGGTCAACGCGTTCGTCAGGGAGGGGTGAAAAATGGCGAAAAAGGTCAAGGTTGTGCTCAACCGCAATGCGTTCAGCTCCGAGGTGCTGCACGAGGCCGTGAAACCGGTCATGGACAGTGTGCAGGAGCAGATGGAGGGCATGGCCGAAGTGCATCCGTCCATCAAGGTGTACCGCAACGAGGACACCGACCGTTCGAACGTGGTGGCCACCTGTCCGGCCGCGGTGGAGGGCGCTCATGGCGTGCTCACGCAGATGATCGGCAAGGTGGTCGCATGAGCGTGTTCCAACCTCCCACCAGAACACCCCGTTTGGAACGAATCCTGCTGAACCTGCTGCGCGAACGCTTCCCGGATGTCGTGTTCGGCACGCTGCGCAGCAGGAACAATTCGGAATCCGAATGCGTGATCGTGGCGGAACCGCAGCAGAAGGCAACACCCATCAGCCAGTACGTGCGCGTCCGTTGTTCCATCTGGGTGCGTAGGGACGACGGCACCGGTGACCTCGACGCCTCGCACGAGCTTGCCAGCAGCATCGAACTGTATCTGACCGGCTTGTGGCCTCCGATTCCGATCATCAGCATCGAGCATGATTCCGGGCCGGTTCGCATGACCGACGAGAACGGCTGCATCTACTCGTATCTGATTCTCCTGCTTCAGACGAACACCGTTTGAGGCAGTCCATAATTCCAACGATTCGTTTTGAAAGGCGATCATCATGGCTGACAACAGTTACATCAGCTCAGGCAACAACGCCGAACTCGTGCGCGCCGTCAAGGACTACGCAGTGTTCCTGTTCGGCGAAGGCGAGACATACACGAAACCGGCGGGCGCCGATTGGACGCCGTCGGCGAACAAGCTGCCCATCGGCTACAACAGCGAGGACGGCACCACCATCCACCCGGAGCCGGGCGACGAGACCGAGATCAAGGGCCACAACGGCGACGTGGTGTATTCGGAGACCGATCCGGGCTACTGGACGTTCCGGTTCTCCGCGCTCGAAGGCAAGAAGAGCGTCGTGGAACTCTACACAAACTCCACCGTGGACAAGGATGGAGGCATCCACGTCAAGGATGCGTCTACCTCCAAGACCATGTCGATGGTCATCGCCGGCATCGACCAGAAGGAACGTCCCATCGTCATCTACGCGGAGAAGATCAAGGTCTCCGACCGTGACGACATCACCCTCAAATCCACCGACCTGCTCCAGTACAACATGACGCTCAAGACGTTCAAGGGCAGCGACGGCTACCAGTGGCATGCGTGGGGAATGGTCGTGGAACCGTCCGCATCCACCGCAGCCCATAACGCCACGGCGGAAGCCGCGGCCGAAGCCTGACCAGCTTCCTCCCCCGCGGGACTCCGCTCTTCACCCGCGGGGCTTTTGATTCTTCCCCGCATCCAGGATGGCGGTCCCGATGCGGGGAACCTCATATCCGACCGCCAAACCAGCAAAAAAGAAAAACCGTATCAAGGAGACCGCCATGACCAACCAATACGCGAAGGTCGAACCCATCATCAACGACGACGACCAGCTGGAGGACGTGCACCTCGACGTTCTCGGCGTCAAACTCGACTTGCCCAACCTCAACAGTGCCGACCTGCCCATCGACCTCGTCAACGTGATCCTGCTGATCAAAAGCCAGCCGGTGCTCTCCGACGAACAGACCGCGCTCGCCATGAGCGCGTTCCTCGCCTACTTCCAACAGTTGCGTCCGGACTATTGGAACGCGTTGCGCAAGACCGGCCACGCCATGGCATGGCTCACCGCCACCGTGCGCACCTGGGCCGAACAATCCGGCCTCGACCCAAAAGCGTTTACCTCAGTGCCCTCCACGCCAATCACAGGGAAGCGTTAGACGCCGACTGGCTCGCCACATACCACACCACATGGAAGCCCGTCACGCTCGCCGAATGGCTCAACGCGCCCGCGGACAGGAAACCCAAAGCCAACTACGGCATCGGCCAGGCATGGCGGCTCACGAGACAGATCCTCAGGAACCATACCAGCCATTGTTTCGCGGCGCTCGCCGGCTGGACGTACACGCCCACCGGGGCCGAAATCGCCATGTGGGACATGTTCGAACTCGAAGGCAGGCTGCAACGCGAAGGCTGGCGACCCTGGACGGACAGGCACGCGGACCCGTTCGCGCCGACGCGATTGGAAACCAGCCAAGCGCGTAAGGAACGACTCGAACGCCGCGAACTCCTCAAGCAACGCTTCCACATCACCGACTAGCCCCGACCGCCATCGGGGAGCCAACACCACTATCAGGATGGAGGACCCCGATGGCACAGGACATCGGCACCGTATACGTGCAGGTGGCACCCTCCGGCAAGGACTTCGGCAAAACCCTCGAAGGCGACATCACCGGCAGTGTGGACACCGCAGCCAGGAAAAGCGGAGGCAGCCTCACCGGTACCCTCGGCAAGGCATTCGGCAAAATCGGCAAACTCGGACTCGGCGCCATCGGCACCATCACCGGAGGCGTCACCGCGCTCGCCGCAAAAGGCGGCTTCACCCGCGCCCTGAACATCGAAAACGCGCAAGCCAAGCTCAAAGGCCTCGGCCACGACGCCAACAGCGTCAGCGAGATCATGAACAACGCGCTCGCCAGTGTGAAGGGCACCGCGTTCGGATTGGGTGATGCCGCCACCGTGGCCGCCAGCCTATCGGCGGGCGGCGCCGGCCCCTGTCGGCGGCGGGCATCGCATCCGGCGAGCAGATGACCAAGGTCCTCAAGACCGTGGCCGACACCGCGCAAATCTCGGGCCGATCACTCACCGACATCGGCACCATCTTCGGATCCGTCGCCGCACGAGGCAAACTCCAAGGCGACGACATGCTCCAACTGATGAGCTCCGGCGTGCCCGTCCTCCAAATGCTCGCCAAACACCTCAACACCACCTCCGAAGACGTGTCCGACATGGTCTCGAAAGGCAAAATCGACTTCCAGACCTTCGCCGACGCCATGCAGGAAGGGTTGGGTGGAGCCGCATTGGCTGCCGGCGACACGTTCAGCGGCGCTTTGGCGAACGTGAAGGCCGCTCTCAGCCGATTGGGCGAAGGCCCCGGCAAGCTGGCGCTCGAATCGTTGCGCAAGACGTTCAACGCGGCCATTCCGGCCGTGGACGCGCTCTCAAGCCAGCTCACACCGTTCGTGGAGCAGTTGAACGGCAAGCTCACCCCGTATGTGGACAGGGCCGTCAAGCTCATCGAGCAATTCAGCCAGGGGTTGCAGGACGGCAGCATCACCGTTCAGGACATCGTCGGCAGTCTCGGCCAATTGGCCGGAGCGTTCGCATTGTTCGCCGGGGTCGGCGGCAACGTGGACAAGATCACCAACGTGTTCGACACGCTCGGCAAACTCGGTGACGGCGGGATCAGCCAGCTCACCGGAAAGCTCAAGCAGATGCCCGGCCAGCTCCAGTCGAGCCTGACGGGCCTGCAGCAGTTCAAATCGTATTTCAACAAGGATATCCGCGACGCTCTCGCCGTGGACGGCGACCCGTTCGCGTCGGCCGTCAACCGCATCCGGCAGGGCGCGGACAAGCTCACGGGCCCGTTCAGACTGCTCGGCGCGAAGATCGCGGGCTCCGATGTGGGCCAGTCGGTCGCCGGAGTGGCGGACAGGCTGGGTGTCGGATTCGGAAAGCTCACCAGCGCATTCGATTCGAACATCAAGGTGCTGGGCTCCAAAGTCGGCAACGGCTTCGGCGGCATATTCTCCAAGATCTCGGACAGCAAGCTCGTATCCGGACTATCATCGGTGGCCGGCAAGGCGAAATCCGCCATGAGTCCGGTCGTATCCGGATTGGGTGACGTGTTCGGTGGCATCGGCGACATCGTGGGTCCGAAACTGCAGGCCGGATTGGGCAAGATCGGCTCCCTGTTCGGCTCGTTCTTCAGCCCCGGCAATTTCATGAAGTACATGGGCATAGCCGGCATCATTGCCGCGTTGGTCGCGGGTCTCGGCATGCTGGACCAGAGCATGCAGGGGCAGTTGTTCGCGATGATAGGCCAGCTGTCCGCGCAACTGCCGACACTGCTGCAGCAGCTGAACATGCAGATCACCGCCAGCCTGCCGGCCATGCTCGCGCAGGGCGCGGCCATCCTCACCGCGCTGATGAACGCGATCAGCACGAACGCACCCCAGCTGATGACCACCGCCGTGCTCATCGTCACCACGTTGGTCAACGGGCTGGCCTCGCAACTGCCTACGCTGCTGCCGGCCGCGCTCAACATGATCATGGCGCTCGTCTCCGGATTGGCATCCAACGTCGGACAGCTGCTCAACAGCGGCATGCAGCTCCTCCTCGGCCTCGTGCAGGGCCTCATGAACGCGCTGCCGCAGCTCATCGCGCAGGCACCCACCATCATCGGCAACCTCGCCAGTTCGATAGCCGCGAACCTGCCGCAGATCCTGCAGACGGGCGTGCAGATCCTCGTCATCCTGGCCAACGGCCTGGCCAGCGCCATACCGCAGCTGATCGGTAAGATCCCGGCCATCGTGAAAAGCATCTGGGACGCTTTCACGTCGGTGAACTGGGGCAGCGTCGGCATGAACATCATCAAGGGTATCGCCAGCGGCGTCGCCTCGGCGGCCGGCACCCTCGTCAACGCGGCCGTCAACGCCGCCAAGGACGCGCTCAACTGGGTCAAGGACAAGCTCGGCATCCATTCGCCGTCACGCGTGTTCCGTGACGAGGTCGGCGTGATGATCGGCCGGGGCATGGCCGAAGGCATCGACCGCAGCCAGGAAGTCGTCAACCGGAGCCTCGGCGAACTCGCCGATGGGCTCACGTTGGACGGCTACACGTTCGGCATGCCCACCCCCGTGATGAGCCTGCCGGCCAACGCCTGCCAGATGGTCAACGGCACGCAGTCGAACCAGCAGGGCATGCAATCCCAGTTGGACGAGCTGCTGGCCGAGGTGAAGGCGTTCCACGAGGATATGCCGTTCATTCTGCAACAGTTGGGCATCAACATCGATGGTCGTGAACTCGGAAGGGTGATACGCAATGCGATCGCTTAGTTATATATGCGCCTCGACCGGTGAGACGATCCCACTGGAAGGGCCCGATACCTGGGCCCAGACGGCGGATGGGCTGCGCGGTCGCGAATGGTCGTACACCATCGGATACCGGAGTCTGACCGGAGTAAGTCGTACGGCGCGCGAGGCCGAGCTTGACCTAACCTATGTCCGCTGCCCCGAGAAGGTGGATTGGACGCGTCGCCTGTTCGACGCGGACGTTGCCGCAGGCACACCCGGTGTGTTCGACGCGGACGGGTGGACCACGCGCGCCTACGTGGTCAAGGCCGAACCCGCGAGCATCACGCCGAACATCATCCGTCAGAAACTTTCCATCGTCCTGTTGGACGGCATCTGGCGCAAGCCGGGCGACGTGCAGCACTTCTGGTCGGACGCGCTGCAACCCGGACTCGACCTCGACTACCCGCACGACTATCCGCACGACTACACGTCGGCCACGCGCAACGCGGTGGCCTCGAATCCCATGCCCACGGCCATGCCATTCAAGATGGTGATTTACGGGCCCGCGTCGAATCCGCAGCTCACGTTTGGCGGCAACCGGTACGCGCTCGACGTGGACATCCCCTCGGGCTCGTATGTGACCGTCAACAGCGTGGAGGGGCAACGCAGCATCGTCATGACCGCCGAGAACGGCGACACCACGAACGTGTTCGACAAGGGCCGGCGCGGAACCGGTCTCAACGGCGGCGAATACATCTTCCAGCCCATCCCGCCCGGAGACAACGCCGTACAGTGGCAAGGTTTCGGCATTGATCTGACCGTCTACATGGAAGAAAGCGAACCAGTATGGTCGAATTGATAATCACTGACCGAAACGGCATCGACCGGGAAAGCATCGCCGATTACAAGCTCGATGCAGCCTGGGGCGCGGACGAGAACGATTTCGAACTCACAGTGGACCGGCTCATCGACGCCGGCAGCTACGTGTATTTCGACGGGTCCGAATGCGGCGGAATCGTGGACGCCCTGAAGGACAACCTGAAACGGGGCGAATCCACCCTCACCTACTCGGGCCGCACGTGGCATGGCATGCTGGCGGACAAGATTTTGGAGCCGGACAAGGGCAAGGATTACCTCACCGTTTCCGGCACGGCGAGTTCGGTCATCGGCTCGCTCATCAGTCGTGTGGGGTTGGATGCCGTGTTTGACGCGGTGGATGCGCCCACTGCCGGCGCGCAGACCATCAAAAGCTACCAGTTCGACCGTTACGTGGATGCGTACTCGGGGCTGCGGAAGATGTGCGCCGCGTCTGGCCTCAAGCTGCGGCTCGCCTACGCTTCCGGGAAGGTCCGCGTCTGGGCCGAACCGGTCGCGCATTACGGCGACTCGATTGACAGCGACCTTATCGATTTCGACGCGACCCGCACGTGGCGCAAACCGAACCATCTCATCGGCCTGGGCAAGGGCGATTTGGCGGCCCGCGTGGTCGTCCACTGGTATGCGGACGCGAAAGGCAACGTCAGCCAGACCCAGTCGCTCAGGGGCGTGGACGAGATAACGCAGGTCTACGACTACAGCAACGCCGAAACCGCCGAACTGAACCAGAAGACCTGTGAGAAACTACAGGATCTGCAGTCCGATGGTGAGGTGAAGGTCACCGTGCATGAGGATTCGGGCATCGCGTTCGACGTTGGCGACACCGTGACCGCAAGGGATAATCTCACCGGCATCACCGTCAACGCGACTATCAGCAAGAAAATCGTCAAGGTCTCGGGCGGCGTGATGTCCGTCGATTATGAGGCCGAGTAAACAGTAAGGAGCCGATTATGGCGCGTATCGACAATGCGACGGTCATGCAATGCGACCGGTGCGGGAAACACAAATGGTACAAGGACTTGGACGACCCGGATATCAAGACGTGGTACAACGTCAACCGGCTGGACTCCACCGGCACGGGCCACGACTACCTGTTTTGCGATCAGGATTACGCGGACTATGTGAACAAGCTCAAGGACTTTGATAACAGCTTCGACAGTTGGATGCAGAACGGAGGCAAGCGGAATGGTTGAACTCGTCACCGGTCATGCGAACAAGGCTCACGCCACGGCGGAACAGGCGGCGGGATTGAACGCCGGCATTCTCGGCTTGGATGATTATGTCCTGAACGTGCATGACAAGCTCAAGATCACGGTCGTTTCGGCGAACAAGGTGACCATCGGCACGGGCGAGCTGGTCATGCAGGGCCGTCACGTCAGCCAAGGCACGCCCGAGGACCTGATCGTCACCAACGGGTCGCAGGGTCAGAAACGCAACGACCTGATCGTATGCCGCTATGCGAAGGGCTCGCAGAACATCGAGAGCGCGAAACTGGTCGTGGTCAGGGGCACGCCCACCACGGGCACGCCCACCGACCCCGCCGTGAACACCACCAGCCCGTTGGACGGGGGCACCACCTACGACATGCCCTTGTACCGCATCCCGCTGGACGGCATCACCATCGGCACACCAGTCGCATTGTTCAACGTGTTGAAGCCGATGAGCGACGTGTGGGATTCCCTAACCCGAATGCCGTATATTCTGTGCGGAGGCCATACCGTCACCACGTATAATGACGGCACATTCT